CCATGAGAACCCCACGAACATGAGCCAGAGTGCCGACCAGAATCCGATGTTCATTCCGGCGAACATGATTGTCTTGTCACGGCGGGTCACAGTTCAACCCCCTGCTGGATGTGCAGCCGGAGCCGATCCACCGTCCCTTGCAGGGCACGGTTCTCAGCCTTCACCATCTGCAACTCTAAGAACAGCGAGTCAGCAACGTCACGGGCATCCGATAACTGATCCAGCAGCATCTCGTTGGTCTGCTTCAACTTCTGAAAGTTGATCTCCAACTCCTCAATGTTCCATGCCACCATGTTCGCCTCCTTCTCCTTGTGATGCCTGATGTAATCCTCAGATTCCATACTTCATCCCCTTGTTCCTCATCCTGCGCCGCTCCATCGGAGTTGTCCCCGCCCAAATACCGGCAGGTTCCCAGTTATCCATCGCATACTGGAAACATTGCTGCCTCACCGGGCATCCGGCACACACAATCTTGGCGTTCTTCAACTTCACATAGTTCGCACCGTTATCCCCATATTCGAGGAAGAACATCTGCGGGTCCATGCCCTTGCAATGCGCCTCACCGACCCAGCTGCGGTCAGTGTTTTTGATCTGCTCAAATGCGAGCAGCATCGGGTCTTTATCTATCGTCATAGGTTCCTCCAAACCTGTGTAGTCGTCATCCCATTCGGACATGACACCCACCCTACGGGGCAGGCGGCCATTCTTCAAGGTTCTTACATTGCTTTGCGTACTTCGGCCCCCACTGGCACGGATCCCACGGTGCCCAGCCAGCCACCGAATACAACAGGAACCCGGCTTTCAGATTGGTGATCGGGTCCATCAGAGTTTCCTGATCGCAGACACCCATCTCCTTGCACACCAGCCCCTGATAGTTGGCATGATCTTTCTTCCAATGCACACCATTGACCTGCATCAGCCCGGTATCAGACCGGTTTGTACGGGTCGCGACCCGCAGCACATTGCAGTCCGTATCCACCACATCGCCACCTCGACGATAAGGGCAGCCACCCGATTCTCGCAGGATGATGTGTGCCAGCCGAGGCCATGTCGCCTCAGGCCAGCCTGCCTGCCCTGCCAATAGGGGCAGCCATGAAACGTCCCCATGCTGGAACACGATCCGGTTGATACCCCCATCAGAAGGCTCCGATTCGGGGTTTGGGACGATCCTGTCAGGCACGACGATGATCGTGTCTTGGGATATGGATGGTGAGTGGGCCGCTTCCTTGTAGGTGGCGGTTCCAATCAGCCCCATTAGGGCGGCGGCTGTAAGCCGCAGGAACATCAGCATCAGGTCCTCCTAACCTTAGCAGTAGTGCCGGGTTTCGCCCCCACCCGCAATGCTTCGCGCATTGACCCGCATGGGGTGGGGGAGGTCAGCTCCCGAGACTAGGGCTCGGGCACCCGTGCTACTGACCTTACGCCTGTGTGACCAGCATAACCAGTTCTGCGAACTCTTCCAACCTCATCAGCACGATTCCGTCAGAAGTTCCATCCGGCATAGCCACCATTAGAAACGGTCTAATATCGCCCAAAGCCTTTGACGCCTCAGACTGACTACGAGCAGCGGCGAAACGAGTAGCAATCGGACCCACTTGGGCACCCGCCTTGACTTCCACCCGAAAGAAACCCGCCCAATGTTCCTCATGCCGAGAACCTGCCTTGCCTGTCGCAGTAAGACCAAGTTTCTTTCGCGCCCGTCGAGCCTTCCCATCTCCCTTAGCACGGTTCCGTTGTCCTCGTGCAACAGGATCACCGCAGCCCCGGACCCGTCGTTTCCCGTCGCGGCCAGCTGGACGTAGCAGACCGTACTTTGGGCAGTCGGGAAGCGAACACTTCTCTTTGTTGCCATCACATTCTCCCTTTCGCTCATCCATTAGATGTCTCCTGCTCCTCAAACAATGACTCCTGCCGGTATTCGCAGGATGAACACAGCGGGCCGGAGCGTAGTTCGTCTCCACTGATCTTCTCCGTCGCACCCCAACCCCAACGACACACCTTCTCCGGGTGCTTCCCAAGCGCAGCAACCTCGGATTCCAACCCACGGATGTGGACGGCAACCTCAGGGAAGAACGCCTCGATCTCTGCGAACTCGTCCTTGTGGGCGAACGCACCACACAAACATTCGCCGGACATGTGTATCAGATCGGATACTTCGTTGCGGGGCACATCACCAGCCCAATCCCGATAGGTGTGCAGGTCGGTTTTCGTCCAGTTCACCAGCGGGCTGACCCACACGACCGATCCGACACGGTTCAGTTCGGGCACATTCGCCCGTCGCGCCGACTCTGTACGGCGGCGACCGGCAAGGAACACGACACGCTGACGGCGAGGCTGCTTCACCAGTTGCCGTTGCGCCTGCCGCAGACACCGCTCCTTCAACCGCTGGTACATCTTCCAGTGCATCCCCGGCCCCGGAAAACCATGCTCCAACACCAGCTCACGGTATGTAGAACCGGGCGGCGGGAAGAACTCCAACAACGGCAAATCCCACATCTTGCAGGTGTCACGAACAAACTGTCGGGTCTGCTCGATACCAATCGTCGTGTTTGCGTGGACGGCGTAGTCCGCCCGCCCCTTGAACATATGGGCAAGACAGGTTGAATCGTTGCCACCTGAATACAGGATGCAGGTGGATGCCAGTTCACGGCCTGCGCCGGTCACCATCGTTTTGATCCCGATGTCCAACAGGTCGTGGGATTCTTGGATGAGGTTGTGCATACGGCCCAACCGTTCGTCCTTGCCCATTGCCTGAACCTGTGCTTCGGGCATGGCGAGGCGAGACAGGTCGTATCCGGTGTCCATTAGTCAATCTTTGATAGGGCGACGGCGGCGGACACGAGGAAGATGCCGAAGCCAACAGTCATGATGAAGTCGATCATGGGTTGACCGTTTCCATATACGCATCCAACCATAGGCAGTCATTCTCACAGGGATGCACATAGATGATGCGCTCCTCCCCGTCGAGCGACGCATATGTGCGTCTGCACATCCCTTCCGAAGCGAGTGCTATTGCACGCAACTGCCACGGCGACACGGTAAGTATCCGCCACGCCCGCTTCAACAGACGACGCCTCATCAGTTCTCCTCCCAGACACGCGGCTCCAACCGGTGCTCCATCCAGTCGATCACATCCACCGCATCCATCAACAGTTGGAACACGGGGCCAGCAGGGAACTGGTCTGCCATTTCCAGCAGCCGTTTCCGCACCGACTCCACAGCCAGCTCAGACACATGGGCTTCACCAAACGGGTTGTCCATCACTCCCCCTTCAGATAGGAGATGACCTTAGAAGCATCGCCCTTCGTCATCTCGTCAAACGAACCGAGCACCCGACCCACCACCTCGGAGCAGACCTCCAACACCTCACGGCGGTCAGTCACATTCCGATCCTTCAAGATGCCCATGATCGCACCAATCTGCGGCTTGGATGCAGGGGCACCCGGCTCCTTGATGGACGGCTTCGGCTTGTCCTCGACAATCTCGGCGTCAATGATCTCACCACCGAAACTCTCCACCAAACCCGCAACCATCTCGTCAAGCGACGGCGGCTCAGGAGCGTTATCTGCCGCAGCAAACGACTGCAACTCCTTGAACGCCTCACGCAACGCAGGCATCTCCGACTCACGCAACCCAGTCAAACTGACCTGTGCGTTCGCAGCCACCGTCTCCGGTGCGAACCCCGCCTTCTTGCACGCCTCACGGAACCGGGTCATGTTCTCTGCCGACACCAGCGGATCAGCATCAGGCTGCGGCACATCCACACGGGTCGCCTCGACACGCTGCGGTTCCGGCTGGCTGTCAGCCTGCGCCATCTCCTCCGTCGTATACAGCCCCGACAAATCCTGCGGGAACGCCTTACGCAGAGCGAGAGCCTCGGCACACTTGGCGAGCATCCGGTGTGGCATCTTCGACCACAAGCCCATCGGCTTAGAGTCCTTGCCCAACTGGACGTACTCCTCCCAACGGGCGGTAGCAGTGAAGTCGCACACCTGACCGGCGACCACCTTGCGGACAGTCACCGTCGCAGACACCGGCTTGCCGTCCTTCTCCACCCACGACTCGTCCGACCCTGCGTATACGCCGGTGCGCTCCGCAATCAGCCGGTAGCCGTCGATGCCAGTCTGGATCGTGTACCGCATCGCATTCGCCCGACCATCCCACCGGCCCACCATGTAAATCTGCTTGGCGAACGGGTCAAGCCCGGTGCGCTGGCACTGGTGGAAGAACACGCCGAGATCACCCTCGGACACCTTCTCCACTCCGAGCTGCTTCAAGGTCGCCAACTGCTGTGGGGTGAACCCCTGCTGGTCGGGACGGATGACGAGATTGCTCATTACTTTGCCTCCTTCGCTGTGATCCGCATAGTGCGGTATGTGGTTTCTTTCTTGAACTTGGCGTACAGAGCCGGATGCTCCTTCTCCAACGCCTTCGCATCAAACGACGACCGGGTGGCCGACTTCCATGTCACCACCGTAGTCCCGTCCACCTGCCCATATTCGGCATCCCCGAGCAGCAACCCCAGTTCACCTTTGCACTGCTCCTTCACTGTCTCAGCCGACTTGATCTGCGCTTCGGCTAACGCCATCCGCTCCAAAGTGTCGTAGACTGTGGCATCGAGGGCAACGCTTTGACCATCACTCATTGGGTGCAGTCGGACGGCATGGTCGTAACCCACATCGGCTCCCTCTGGGATCATTCCCATGTCAATGAACGACAGGAACTTGCGTACCGCTTGAATGTGGGTCTGGCGTTCATCGGAAGTGACGGTCTGTACGACGAACTGCAAGTCAAGATCGGAATCAAACACGACCCACTCGATGTATGGGACGTTCGCGCAGATCGCCTGATGTACACCCTGCCAATACCAGTGGTCTGGCAGGTCCCCCTTCCAGCGGCGGTTGTACGTTTTCACCTCGTAAAACTGTCCGCCACCGTCTAGCGCATCCATCGTGGCAAGCATCCGCACACCCGGCTCCTCATAACAGTAGAGCTGCTGCGGTTCCTCCATCGTGACACCGAGGATTTCACCAGCCCACTTGACGATCGGGCCTTCCAAGATGGTGCCCCGCTTCATCGCATTGTTTGCTTCCTTCGGCTGCGGCGGTTCGTCTGCCAACAGTTCGACGGCAAGGTCAGCCATCGTGACGTACGGATGGCAGCCGTGGACTGCGGCAGCGACGGATGCGGTGATCCGCTTCTCACCTGCCTCGTTCTGCCAGCGGGCAGCCAGCCATTCTGCCGACCCGTGGGGCGGCTTTGGGATTGTGTAATGGTTCATTTGGGCACCTCCTATGCCTGTCTTGTACCTTACGGGTGTTACAGGGTTACTGCAACTCTTTTCTGAAACTGGGCTGGTCAAGCAGAACGGTCTTACGAATCATGCCCAACGGAATATGGATTGGCATTCCCACCGTGGCGAGCTGATCGTCAGGGAAGTAGCTGTTCACGAGAGTCAAATACCCCTCCAAACAGTCGGGCCATAGCCAGCCGACGGTGACGACCATCGCCGGTTCAGCCTTGTACTCCTCGGTATCTGTCCAGCCGTTCGGCCCATCAAACGCATCTTCCCAATACACAACGACCAGCGACCACGGCATCAGGACATCCTACTCGCCGGTCTGACCAGCCCAACCCTTGTCAAAGTAAGGCTCCCACGGGTTAGTGACACTCTCCCGATGCACCTTGTCCACCATTGCCAAGCACGCCAAATACCCGGCGGCATCGACGAGACTGTCCCGGTGCAGGTTGCCTGCCGCCAAGTTGGTGCGCAGCCGTGCCATCTTGATGGACACCATGAATAGGAGTGCCTGATCCAACGACAAGTCCACGCCGGTCAATGCGTGGAAGATGGCGACCACCTTCGTGTAGTCGTCATACGGATGCGAATAGGTCTCCTGCCGTGGGCCGGTCACCAACTGGTGTGCCTCCAACAGTACGTCTGCCCCGTTGTCGTGGTTCACCACTTCTCCTTCTTCCGATCCATGCAGAACACGGGTGCCTGAAAGGTGATGTTCTTCTCCGGTGTCACCACCGCCAACGCCTGCTGAGGCTGCTCAAAGTTGAAGCCGGACAGCAGCGCATACTCGTCAAACCCCTTCAACGATCCGTTCACAATCATCGACGGAGTGCTGATGTACTGGTGCCAGTGACCCAGCCACAGGGTCTTGAACTGGTTGCCGGTCGCCATGTACCGCTGATATTTGCGGGCACGCATCCGCATGATCGGCGGATAGATGCCACCGATCCCGCCGCCGCCGTTCACCTGATCGCCGTGGGTGATGAGATGCCCGTGGTCGTAGATGCGGATCAGCGCATCAGCAGATTCGGGGATGGTGAACGTGATCTTCGGATTCTTCGTGAAGTGCCGTTCCACCATCTTCGCCAGCAGATAGTCGAAGTTGGTGCGGACACGCTGCTTCATCCGAGGCTTCCGGGTGGTGCGCCCGTGGTTACCAACAACCGACACCACATGGCATTTCCCGAACTCGGTTGACAACAGTTCCAGCACAGCAGCCAACTGTTCCGACCAGAACAGGAGCGACCCGATCATCGTGTCCTCGTTCGTGATCGTCAACTCCTCGTGGATGTCACCGGTAAAGATGTCGCCACCGAGGATGACAACCACCCCGTCATAGGTCACACCGGACAGGTAATGGCGGGCCAGCTTGACCACGTTCTGCGCCCACCGCTCGAGCCGCAACACGGCAATCTCACGGTTGTAGGCGTTCAACCCTTCCATCTCGTCAGGGTTCACCACCTCATCAAAGTGAGTGTCCGACAGCATCACCACAAGAGTCGCCGCAGACTTCTTCGGCTTCGCAGGAACCATCCACATTGGTGGCTCCAACCGTTGCGTCTCCGCCCGCTCCACAATCCCCAGCACCTGCTCCAACTCGTCCACACGGGACTGCAACTGGGTGTTCTGCCGGGCATACTGGTCACGCTGCTTACGGGTCAGCGACTCCTCCTGCTGCTGTGCTGCAATCTCATCCTTCATAGACATTGCTGATCTCCCCTCGACGGTAAGCCTTGATTGACGTAATCCCGATCCTGTATCCACGCGCTGACAACACCCGGAAGATTGCCCCCGAACTCAGCCTCGGGTTAGCCAAAGCCTCCAACAGATCGTTCCTATCGTCCTCCGACATTTCCCGCAGGATCGCCGTAAGGACAGGTTCGCGTACCCCACCACTGGTGACAGGTTCAGCTTGGAACTCCTCTGACAGTTTTCCCATGCTTCTCCTCCTCGATAAGCCGGTCAATCTTCTCTACCAGCACCCACAGTCTGTCAGCCTCCGCCCTCCCAATCTGGGATTTGCGGAGACAATCCTGCAAGAACTTCAACTCCACCGTAGTGAACTGGCGTGCCATATGCAACAACCCTCCTTAGAGGGCGGCAGGCTAGCCGTTTAGTGGTCGTCTCGCAAATGGTCAGAAAGCCGGTCAGACAGGCTATCCAACTTGCCTTCTAACCGATCCTGCTTCCGGCCCACGATCCGCAGGAGAGCCATCACAAGTTCGTGGTCACCCTTGTTTTCCTTACGAACCTTACCCAACAAGGCTACGATGATGGAGCCAACCGCCGCCACCAGAGCGGCGACGATGACTGCCATCGGCTGATCCATGTCATGCACCCACCGCAAACACGGCAGCCACAGCAGCAGGCTTCACCTTGCCGTCCACCTCCACATGGAACCAGTCACCGACCCCACCGAACGTGACGGTCGGCTTGTCATACACCTTCCACGCCCAGCGGTCGCACCTCCACGCCTTCCCATGCTTCCCGAATCCGTAGTCGATAATCATTTGGATGCCGAGGGCTTCGGCATTGGCGACAAGGAAATCCATCGCAGCGACCGCCTGCTTGCGTCCACCGAACCGGACACCCTTGTGCTTCATGAACCGCCACGACAAGTCAGCAGCAATCCCACGGGCATGGTTTGACAACTGTTCCTTGCCACGGATCGGACGGATACCCCACGTCCCATTGTCCCAAAGAGCCGGATATTTGGCGCACAGCGCATCAACCAATGCCCGCAGGTGCGGCATTTCTTTCCGTCGGACAGGGAGACTGTCCGCCACATACGGGCGGCGCACGCTACTTCTTCTTGAACTTGCCGAACCGCAGGTCGGTAGGGTCGAGCCAAGTGTAAACGAGTGGGAGGACAGCGATCAGAGCTGCGTGGAATAGGGCCACATAGTCCCGTTCACCTGCCGCATACAGGGACAGGGCGGAGGCGACAAACACCTTGCACCACGACTTGACCATTTCCTGCGTCTCACTCGTCATGGTCGTCCACAATAGCAGGGGGCACAAACACGTCGTTCCCCTCGTCATAGGTGTAGCCAATCCCGGCGTAGCAGCCACGGATGTTGCCGTTGTAGGAGGTGCGAAGGCACCGTTGCCCACGGGTCGCCCCGTAATATTCTTCCCAATCCGAGATACCATCGACGACTTCCCACTCATGGCGGCCCACGATGACCTCGGTCACGACATTGTTTCCGTCAAGGAACGCGTAGTGCGCCATCAGACGGTCACTGTCCCTGTGCCTGCAGTGAAAGAATATATCTTGAATCCGCCGCTGGTGGTCAGCGCATAAGTCAACCCCGAGTCAATACCCGTCAGATCGTCAAACGAATCGGGATAGCGAAGAATAACAATGCCTGAACCGCCGGATGCTCCGGCAAGGTTGTATGGGCCACCACCGCCACCACCCGTGTTCACGCTTCCACCAGTAAGAGGGTTGGCATTACCGCCACCCCCAGTACCGCCAGTACCGAACACCGTCACACCCGGCCCGCCACCACCACCGCCGCGAGTCACCGGCGAACCGGTAATAGATGACGACACGCCATTGCCGCCATTGCCACCGTTGTTACCAGAACCATTCGCGCCAACCTGACCGGCACCACCACCACCACCGCCAGCCGTCGCACCAGTCACACCGTTGCCACCCGCATAACCCTGATTCGCCGTACCGGTGCCGCCAGTACCACCAGCGTTGCCTGCCGTGCTAAGCGCACCACCACCACCACCCGCACCGCCGGTAAGACCATTGTGCAAAGGCGTAGCTGCGAACGCGCCGCCACCACCGCCACCCGTCGAGGTGACCGTAGACAGAACAGAGTTGCTGCCGCTCGTCCCCCGCGTAGCACCACTAGCCGAACCAGCACCACCACCACCAACAGTCACAGTGAACGCCGAACCACCCGAAACCTGCAACTTTGACTCCGCAGACCCGCCACCACCCGACGTAGCACCAGTCACAGAAGTCCGATAACCGCCAGCACCACCACCAGCAAACCCGCCACCACCGCCACCACCAGCAATCACCAAATACTCAAACTCGGACGGCGGATTCACCCCCTGCCACAAACTGTGAACCTGCCCGCCACCCGACCTACGAGTACGCGGCGCAAGAGTCGCCGCAATAGCCTGACGCGAACGGTTATTACCCGGCTTCAACATGAAGATCAGGTAATCGTATTGACGTAACCGTGCAAGACAATCGCTGTGCCAGTCGCCGCAAACGCCCGCACAACCAGCGGTGTTGCATTACCCTTGATGAGCAGACCGGGTGCAATCAGATACAGGCCGTTCTCCGCCTTCACCGTGAACTCAATATGATCCGACCCTGCCGTCGTCCCACCCCACTCGACAGTCAACTTGCGATCCGTCGTGTCATAGTTCACCGCATACAGCCAAATCTCATGGAACGTCGTCGCAACCGACGGGCCGGTATGAATCGTTGTGCCCGGTGTCGCCGTCTGCGCAACAAGGATGCCGCGCCCATCGGTCGAACCGGACAAGGTGGTCTTAGCGTAAGTTGCCATCGTTGCTCCTAACTGAACACTTGGTTGGTAAGAATAATCTGGTCGTCCTCATAGTTGAATGCTGCCCACTTCACGCCAGCAGCAACCGCAGAATCAGCAGTCAGCAACGTGTTGTTCGCCCCAACCGTCACAGCCGCAAGAGTGTCCGCAGCAGTACCGGCAAGCAGATCACCCTTCGCAGCAACCTTGTCCTCAACCGGATTCAACGCCCACTTGATCCCATTCGTCGCAGCCGAATCAACCTGCAACACATGGCCCGCCGTCACACCAACCGCCAAACGGTTGATGTCCGACCCATTCGTCGTAAGCAAATCACCCTTCGTCGTCATCTTCGACGTAAGCAGGTTCGCCTCATCCGCGTCAACAGCAACAAACACCGGATAAATAGACGACCCCGAAGGATGCGTCTGAGCCGACGTATCATCAACCCCACGAGTCAAAGTCAGGTTCGTCCCAGAAATCGTGGCAAGACACTTCTCCTCCGCCGACGTACCGGGAGAAATCACCACATAAAACGGCTCAGGGCCAGTCGGCCAGCCAGTCGTCGAAGCGACTGACACCGACGTATCAGCAACAGCCAACGAGTTAGAGGTGGTCGTCGTGACCGCCGCACCCTTATATTGTCTACGAACAGGCAAAGCCATAGCAGGGTTACCTTACACCACGCATAATAAGCAGGCAGGTGCCGTCCCAATCCCACGAATAATGGGCGTCATACGAGTGAACTGGACGCCACCGGACATCCTCCACAATCACCGAATAGGTGCGGTTCCCCTCCTGATAGGTGACGACACGAGGGTTGTCCACAAGGTCACGGAGCCGATCCAGCTCGTCGTCCACATTGACGAAATAGTCCTTCCCGTTGGACGGGGTGACGACATGATGCAGCAGCAGGGGCACCGAGAAGATTCGAGCGCGGAGCGGGGCAGCGTAGGCGCGAGCCATCCAACGGGTGACAACCGGCCCGACCTTCGCGTCCGACGCGGAACGGGTCAACGTCAGTTGGGCTTCCGCCTCAAATATCTTTGTCTCAAACCCGTCAAAGGTTTCTTCCAAATCATTAGCCGTCCCCATTGACCCGACCGTCACGAACGGCTGCTTATCGTTGGACACAGCCAGTGAGACTGTCCCGCGCAGCGACTCGGTACGCAAATCCCACTTCGGAATGAACTTTGCATCCGGCACATCCCACCGGTAAATGCCAGAACGCAGAGTCCCCGACGCCACCAGATCGGTTGGATGCGCCCGATACGCCCCCAACCCAGACACAGTGAACACTGGCGAGTTGTCAAACTCGTGGACATCCAACACCGTCCCCTGACCAGCCACCATCAGATCCGACGCATACGCAGGCTGATTCACCGACACCTGATCGGCAGTGTTCATCCGACCAATCCCCGTCGAATCCGTATCATGGTTAGTCCACCCGAAATAGACGTATGGGCCAATACCAGCAAACGTGTTCACCGATGTTCCGGTACGGATCAGCGGCCCAATCACAAGGTTCCCATCACCATCCGACGAACAGAACCTGAACCCTGTCGTCAAGCCAATCAGCACAAACCCGAGATACCCCTCGACAGTTGTGACGATCTCCCCCAACGGCAGTTCGCCAGCCACCGTCGGAATCTGCAAAGCCGTCCCATCAGGCTGAATAGTTGTCTTGTAAATCAGACTTTTGTTACCCGCATAGCCAGCCGCATAAATATGGTTCTGCCCAGCAGCAAACCCGACCCAAGTAAACGCGGTATTCGGATGGGTGTAAAGCGCAGTCGGGTTGTTCGCACTAGAACCGGGGGCAGTAGTGATGTTCCAAATCTTGTGCTTATCCACCCCCTGACCGGCGACCATTAGACGGCCCTTCACATAGCGCAGAACGCCAGCCTCAATGCCGGTAATGTAGTTAGAGTTGGTGCTGATCCCAGCATTCGTCTGGTCAATGTCACCCGACGCATACGAATAGAACACGTTGTACCCGTCCGAAGTGATCGAATACAGCTTGGAAGCATCGGTTCCTGTCACCGTGGTGAACGCAACAAAATCCGTCGTGAACTTGACCGACTGGTCCTCCGTCCCATAGAGACGGTCGGCAGCAGTCGCCATATACAGGTTGTCCTGCGCCGACGAATACGCCGCCGTCGTAGCAGGCAACAGGGCCAACTGCCCCCGCGTCCACACGTCCACACCCTTTGACGTATAAAACCGGTACGGCTCAGCATCCGCCGTATCCGAATACTCCTGACCCGCCCCATAATGCCACGACGACTGGCTACGCCGCCACAAACCTTGCGGGTTGATCGCCGCCTCACCCGGCTCCGAGGACTGGTCAACCGAGTCACGGACACGAGCATCATACTGTTGGGCAAAGTCACCCGACTTGACATCCAACATGTACGGTCTACCGTTCACCGCCACAGGGAACACATCCGGCACAAGGGTCGTCGCACCCGTACCCGTATAAAAGACGGCAGTACCGTCAAGCTTCGTCGTGAACTCGATCAGCGTGCCAGCCATGTCACGTCCTGATGTTTAGAGGATATTGCCTCGCCAGTTTCGCCTTCTCCGCAATAATCCGATCCCTACGGAGACGCAGAATGTTGTTGAACGAATCCCGCATCGCGCCCGGCGGAACCTCATCAGCCCTACGGGTGTCACCCTGCGCCTCCGTAAAGTTCCGCTTCACCTCACGCACCGACAACATGCGGATCATCACACCCATCTCCAAGATGTCCTCCATTGTCAGGGGCACCTTGCACACCGACTGAATATCCGACGCCGTGGACGCAGCACGGACAAACGGGGCCGTATACCGGACGATCAACTTTCCGGCGACCGGAGCCTCATCAAACACGAGAGCAAACGTGGACGGGAAATCCGCAACCGGCAAGTTCCGTTGCAGCCGCACCCCCCGCACAAACGGGAAATCGTCAGACTTGTATTTGACCCGCACGTCAATCAGGTCAAGCAGACTGGTCACACCGGTCATGTCGATCTGCCGGTCAGACCCGTTATAGGTGATCGCATCAGTTGAGATGATTTGGAACAGGCCGTTCGCAGGGGACGAAAGATCGTCAATGTCCTGATTCAACGCATCCAACATTTGACCCTTCGGGAACCGAGGGTTCAGGGTGATGATCGCCCCAGCCGAATGCGACGTTGCCGCCGTACCCGCATAGCCTCGCTCAACAGTCAAAGTTTTGGAACCGGTGGCTGCTTGCCAAATGTAAACCAGTTCCGACCCGATCTCAAAGACCGTACCGTCACGCAGACCACCAAGTTCGTAGAGGATCACGAACGATGTGTCGTCAGCGTCTACGCCGGTGGCTAGCTTGTTCCGTTCCTCGACGACTCCGGAAAGCAGTTGGCGTTGTACGCGGTCAAGCAGCGCACCGGCAGTAGACATCTACTTCTTCTTCTTGCCCTTCTTCTTCATCGCACCGGCAGGCTTCGCATAGGCGGGCACGGACATGGCGTTCATCTTCTTGGTGCTGGTGTAGCCCTGCTTCTTCACTTCTTGCCCTTGCCCTTCATCTTCATGGGCTTGCCCGTCTTCTTGGCGTCGGCCTTTGCCATCGCCATACCCTTCTTCGTGTACGGGTATTCCTTCTTACCGACCTTCGGCATTGCTCCACCTTTCCTTTGGGAACGGGCGGACACTAACACATCACCATTTCACCCGATCCGCCCAATACGCAGCAGACATCTTCCCCTTCGCAATGTTCTTCGCATGACGAGCCTTGAACGACTCCCGACGCTTCCGAGCCGCGTCAGACTCCCCCACCCTCTTAGGCGACCCCGACACCCCCTGCTGCCCAAACCGAATCAGCTTCACCTGATCCCCAGACTTCGCCAAAACCGCATGAGACTTCTTCGCACCGGGCGTCCGCTTCGGCTTGTTATACCCAGCAAACCGCTCCCCCCGATACTCGATCGTCACTTGCTCCTCCCCTGACGGGAGGCCCACGCATTGTCCACCAGATTCGGATACTTCCGACCGGCAGCCTCAGCCCGAGCCTTCGCCGCCTTCTTCTGACCGGCAGACAACGGAGCCGACTTCTTCTTCGGATTCTTCTTGTCCCAAAACTCTTTCTTCACGACACAACCTTTCCAGCCTCAGCAGCGATGTCCGCCACATTCTCAGGCACCACATTATCCTGCCCCGGCAACAGCACCCACCGCTTCCCGTTCACCTCGACCGTCACCTTCTCCGACACACGGACAGCAAACTCAACCGACGGATGCCTGACCTTCCGCGACGTGAGCCGCTCCCCCACCGGCAAAGCGGCCACCAGTTTCTCCGCAGCCTGACGCCACGAAAACTGTTCCCCAACCCTCGGCGCACCCTCAACCGCCGCCAACTTCCACCTGCCACGATCCGCATAGACGGCACGCATCAGATCAACCAGCCCACTTAGATCAGCCTCATCCCACCGGCCCACCGGTGCGGGTGACTTCCGATGCGGGACAACCGCAGACGCCAAATGCGAGAACTCCACCTGCCCCGAAGTAGCAGTGATAATCGTCGGCACACCCAACGCAATGTTCTGCAACGGAATCAACCCGAACCCCTCACCACGGGCAGGCGCAACAAAACAGTCCGACTGGTTATAGAAGTTTCGTTCCTCCTCCGCCGACATCCACTCACGGAACCAGACCACCCCCGGCACATCCATCTGCGGAACATCAGACGCATGAGGCGCAGCCTTCACCCGCAGCTCCGCATCCGGCAACTTCGCCCGACGGAACGCCTCCACCACCAAATCCAAACCCTTACGCTTCCACAACGACCCACCACAAGTGAACACAAACCGATCATTCTCAGCACGGGCAAACGGCTTCCAGAACCTTGCATCCACCCCCAACGGCACGGCAGACACCTTCGGATGATACGGGCCGAACAGTTCGACATTGTGGGCACACGGAACGACCACCTGCTCGTATTGGGACATCCACCGACGGAACCGTTCAGGCAACTGATCCGTCTCCCACATCGTAAAGATCACACGATGCGCCCCCTCATACCACGACTTGATCGCAAACGGCACAGACATCAACACATCCACCGAACCCATCGGAGAAACCTGCACCCCCGAAGGCAACCCCGAAATAAACCCGTTCAGCATCGAGCCGTAGCCGAACCTGCCGTCCGTAAATCCGTGCCAGTTCTGGACGTTCACAGCCACTCCGGGGGCCACACCGCACCCGGCTTCAACCCACCGTTCCTTGCCATCATCTGCGCCAACCCGACGTTCTTCAACGCAATCCCAAAGTCACCCTTCCGAGAATGCTGATCCTTATGCAACGTGTAGTGGTAGCGGACACGATCCTCAAACCGAACATCTAACCCGTGCTGCAAATATTCGATCGACGCCACCCAATCCGGCCACATAATCGGGCGGAGAGGTATCCGCTCAAATACATCCTTCTTGAACACCGCATACCCAGACAGCGTGTAGAACGGGGTGTCAAACGCCCGCTCATAATCCTCACGCTTCGGAATCTTCACCGTCCCATCAGAATCCTTGTGACCCGACACAATGATGTCGCCCTCCAACACAAGGTCAGCCAACCCATCCACCGGCATCCGGTCGTCAATCGCAACCGGAGCCACATACTCATAGGACGCCTGACGGCACACATGATGCACCGACTCCCAAAAATACGGCTCACGCAAATCAGTCTGCTTCCAACCGACAGGCAACTTCAACAACCTGTCCGTCGCAACAATCACCTCGGCAGGAGCAGGGTCAAGAGCCCAAATCGAATCAACCCACCCGTCACCGAACCGTTCCCAATAGTCCCCCCACACCATCGAGACGAGGCTCAGACCAACGGTCGGTTTATTCCCAGACCAGTTTCCACTTGCCACTTGTATTCCGCTTTCTGTTCAACCTGAGCTGAACCGTCAATCGCCTTCGGCTGCAAACCCTCCGACCTCAAACGCTTATAAGCGTCAAGGTCTTTCTCCAACACCTTGTCCTTCTGGTTGATCGTCGCAGCCCTCGCACCACCACGACGACTCGGGGTTGCGGAGGCTGCAATCGACAGGCCGGAAACCTTGCACCCGAAACATCCCGGCACATCCAGATTCGGATGGGTCTGCCGGTGAATCATGTGATGTACGCCCCATACCCTGCCGCCGTGAGATCGGCCACTTCTTCTGCCGTCACCTCATGCACATGACCTCCCAAATAAATACGATCCACCTGACCAACATCACGCTGGTCCACCTCAGTATAGGTACCGTCCGTCAACCGGTAGACGTTACGACCACGAGCCTCCGGCTTGAAGAACCTCCACAGGCGACGCTGCAAACCGCCACGGGACATGTCCCCATAGTGAACAAAATCGTCTGTCGGCGGAATAAATGTAGGCACGACGACAGAATACAGGAAGCGGGGGCCGGGCGCAGGAGGAGACGCCCGACCCCCTAATCCTGTGGTTGCTAGGAGCCGATGCTCGAAGCGGACTCGATGCGGCTGAGTGCCTCCTCACGGAAGCGACCGTAGCCACCGAGCCAGTACCAGCCGGTCGGGTTGAACCGGCGCAGCACGTCCACGACCGGTCCCATCACGACACGCGGGAACGGACCGTTGCCGTCAACCATCGAGTACGCCTTTGCAAGCGACTGACGGCCCATGATGTGCGTGCAGTATACGTCCACCGTAGCCGACGAACCGGTCGAAGAACCCGACCCGTCCGAAGCGTTAGCGAACACCTTTGCACGGGGCGTCTCAATAAACCGCACCGACTCGAACATGCCGATCTCACCGTTGTAGATGTTCTCAGTGTCCACGTTCACATGCGGCGCATTCCACGAGGCGTTGCCCGTCTCACGACGCAGGTCGTAGGACACGTCCGGGTGAATGAAGCCCATGTAGTAACCGTTGTAGGTTGCCACATTCTTGCCACGGAGCGAAGCCGTCACCCGACGAATGTTGTTCGCCGTGATGATGTCGTCCGATCCCACCGTCGCACGGCTCGTCGGCAGCGACGCGCCACCCGACCCGTAAAAGATGTTCTGCGTGCCAGCCGCAAGAACCTCACGGACAACTTGGTCGATCGAGTCGCCAGCGTTGTATCCGATGATGTTCGCAGCCGCCGTATCCACATCAAGGAACGAGGTGCCACGGAGCTTCGCCGTCGTGTTGACCGCGTTGCCGTACTCAGCCAGCGTGACCGTCACCTGCGAATCCGACATTGCGACCGGGGTCACATCCGTCGTCTCAGCAAGCGGAGTCGTCGCCGCCGACAAGTCAGCGAACTTGGTGAAGATGACCGACGAACCGGGCATCGACTGGTTGGTGGGCTGAATGTCCGCAGCCTGATCGAACAGCAGCTCAGAGCGGAGTGCGAAATACGCAATCTGTTCGTATGCAGCCTGATCGACCGAAAGCGAACTTGTTTCGGTATATGCCATTGGGTTTTATTGCCTTTCGGGTTGTCCCGTCAGGCAACGCCCAACGGGTTAGAGGGATTCTGCTTCTGCTCGTGCTTGAGCCAGAATCTGCATCACCTCAGCCTGCGAACGGGCGGACTTGATCTTTGCCGAATAGTCCACCACCGGTTCACTTGTCTCCCCAGCAGCGGTCGTCCGCGCAATGCGGTTGAACGCCTGCTTCTCCGAATCGTTCACACGGGTCGGAGTGAGAAGGCTTGCTTCCTCGGCAGCAGAACGGATCGCCTCGACCGACAACTCGCCGTCATATCCTTTGACAAAATACTTTGCCCTCGGATCATCTGGGTTGATGCCAGCCTTTACGAACGTCAGCTCACGTCGGGCAGAGTCCGCTTGTGCGGCCTGCTCACGCAACGCCTTGTTCTCGGCTTCCAGTTTACGCATGTGTGCGCGCT